GCTGATGACGACGGCAACACAGCTGCTGAGTACGCTGCTGGTTTTGCTACCGATATAGCCATATCCGAGGGTGGACGACTTGGTGGTGCTACTCTGGGAACAGCAATTCTTCCAGGTGTTGGCACTGCTGCCGGTTATATCATTGGAGGACTTGGTGCTGGTGCTGCTGGTTCTATTGCTCGTCAGCGAATACTTGATCCAGATGGAGAGTTAAGCTACGGCGACATTGTAAGTTCCGCATTAATCAACCTTATACCCGGAGGAAAGGCTGGTAAGCCTCTAGTAAGTGCAGTAGGCCGTCAAGCCGTAGCTGGTGCTGCTATATCCACTGGAGCCATTGCGGGGGAAGGACTCATTGACGAAGGCGAACTACCTACACTTGAAGAGTTAGGTGCTGCTGGACTGACTGGTGCTGCTCTAGGTGCTGGTCTAGGTCTTACTGGAGAAGCGTTCAGCAAGGCTTACAGTAAGTTTGGTGGAATGCCAACACGCCGTCTCACTGAAGCGTTTAAAATCGGTGACCCCGATGCCAAGCTACTGGTGGAAAGAACGGAGATGACAGGCAAGGAATACGCCGAGATGCTACCGAAGAACTTCAATGATCTAAAGTTGGGCATCAGTGATGCTTACAGTGATGAGATGATCCGCGCTCGTGTCCTACAGGATGTAGTAGCAGGTGGTCAAATCAAACAGAAGGATGCACCGCTCAAGGTGAAGTCCGATGAAAGTGACTTCTATATGCAACGGAGACTTTCCAGCCAACATATAGCGGAGAAGGCTGAAGAGGCTCAGAAGCTCATCGAATTGGATGGTGACTTCCTGATGGCTAAGGGTCAAGAGTTAGGCAGTGAGGCGGAGGTTCTTTCTCGATCAATCAATGAGTACCTGTACGCTAAACACGGCATTGCTTACAACAAAGCAAACAAAGCCAAGTTCGGGAGTGATGGCGCCGCTGGACGTAGCACACAAGAATTCAAGGACATCATTAATCGCTTTGAATCCCAAGGTCTGCATAAACAACTAGGTGAGTCCATCAATTTAAGACAGGATCTATCCAAGCGAATCCTAAACACCCTGGAGGATGGAGGGCTGATCAGCAAGGTGGATGCCAATAACCTTCGCAAGAAGTTCCCGGACTACGTACCTCTGAATCGTATAATGGAAACCGATGAACTGGCGGATGTAGTGTCCAGTGTAAGTGGTCGTGCCGGACGATACGAGACTACATCAAGTGGAATGTATCGAGCCAAGGGTTCGGAGTTAGAGGTTGATGATATTTACAAGAATGTATTTGATAACTTAATCAATGCTACACAGAGGGCTGAGGTCAATAAAGCTAACCAGGCCTTTGTTCGATTGATTCGTGATAACCCAACAACTGCTGGTGGAATAACTGTTTCAGGAACAAACGCATAAACATTTCCTGCAACACTTGCAAGAGCTGTTGCTAGTGGTTGTCTAACCGCTGAAAGAATTGTTGATGATGGCATTTATTGAGCCATGCTTTCAACATCAATATAGGCTCCTAATAATCCTACGCAGCGATTGAATAATGATCGACCCATTCTAAAAGGTGTAGCAGTAAAATCTACTCCTTCGATTTGTCCTCCGCCTGCAAGTCTTGATTGGAATACTTCGAGTGAAACTGCAAAGACTGCTGATCGAACGGGTTGATTTCCAACATAAGTTGATGCGCTAGATAAGGTAGCAGTTCCGGATGGTATGACATTAGCCGCGAGTATATTGGCATTAGTGATCGATGCTGAAAAGGTATATTGTCCAAGATTATCTGCCAAGATCGTTCTTGTTCCGTTGTAAGGTGTTCCGCATCCTGCGATAACAACTGATTGTCCTTCGGTGAATTCATGAATTCCTAGTGTAGTAAAAGTTGCGACATTTGTCGTTAAGACTGTTGATTGGATTGCGCTTCTATAAGTAACCAATAATGGAAGAATCACGCCTTCGGCTGTATCAATAATTCCTTCAAGATAAGCGTCATTGTATAAGGATGATGACACGCCAAGCACAGATCTCAACTCTGAAGCTGTAATTATGGTTGGCATGTCATCTCCTTATTACTCCCATTTATAGCTGCCTACCAGCGGGAGCACCAGTAGGCATTAAATTACTTACTTATTAGGTAAGGTTAAAGCGACGAACTCCTGCACCATAAATTGGAGCAATTGCATAATATCCATAAAGAGCGATTTGCATTTGTCCATTAGCAAGTGCTTGAACTTGTAGCTGTGTTGTTGGAGATTCAAACCACTTAAACGCATCTGGAGCAACAATAAATGCGCTCTCATCGATAAGTGTTGTAACTGACATGTGTGGATCAACTGCAAGATTAAGTCCTAGAACTTGACCTGTAATTGATTGACCTGAAACATTGCCAGGAGCATTTGAAGGTTGAGCAGCTGTAAATAGTGGGCGATTTGTTGTGTCATCGCTGCCAAGAATTGTTTCCCACCATGCTGTGTTAGCAACAAGGTTTGTAGCAAACTTTCCTGAACCCTTATATGCAGCAGGAACTTCTTTTGCAATATAAGCCTTTAATCCAGCAATTGTTCCAGCTTGTGTTGATGCTTGTGTGCCTGATGCTGTGAAAGCAGCAATTACTGCTGAATCGCAGTATTTAGCGTATGCATCAGAAAGTTCTGTAACAAGGGCATCCATAAATGCAGGAGAACTTCTATCAATCAGCTCCCAAGAAATTGTTTGAATTCCAGATGCTTTTTTGACATCCACAGTTACATAAGTTGAGGTCATTTCGTCGCCACCTAGTGCGCCATTTTCTGCCTCAATTGTTATAGATGGTGCTTGAGATAACTTTGGAAGTGTAAAAGACATCCCAGAATTTGGTAATACGCCCTTTGAAATGCTATCTACTGCTGGGCGACCCTTAATTGTGTTTGAGTGAAACTCATTAAGGTGTGGGGCTAATGTAAGCCCCGTGTTTGTTGATGTGTCGTCTGTGAATTTAACATATTGACGGCTCTCATCATTGCCCATTGCAGCTTTGATTGAGTGCTCCAAATATGAAGCAGCAGACACAATTGGTGAGCGTGGCTTTGTATAAGCAACTGGTTGATTTGCTACTACTGCCACAGGCTCTGACTTTGCAGCTTCTACCGCTTCGGTTGCGATAGGAGCCTCTGATTTAATATCAGACACTTTGTCCTCCTGTGTTGTTGTATCCTCAGCGGTTGCTTCGGAATTCTCTGGTGTTGTTTCAGTCGCTACGACTTTTTCAACTTTTGCTGATGCAATTGCAGGATCAGAAACCAAACTGACCTCAGCCAATGCACTTTTTGAAATAACCATTGCGCCATCTTTGTTATCCCATGCATCAACCATTACGCCAACGGAAAATCCATCGCGTAATCCAGTTGCTGCCTCCTCTAAAGCATCATCTGCTGCAAAAGTTTTTGCCAGCTTAAATGTGCCTTCTAAACCTTGATCGTTTGCAGTTATATCAATCAATTTACCTAAAGGTCTAGTTTTGTCATGCTCAAGCAGAAGTTTGACTGGCTTTGAAAAATCAATGCTGTCTTTGCTAAAAATTGTCTTTCCTGCTGATGTATTTCCTGCTTCATTCCAAGCAACGATTTTTCCTGAAATCGTTCGCTTATTTGTATCAGCGGCAGTTATTGTTATTGGGAAATTAATCTTCATTTGATTAAGTCCTCCTCCTCTTGGATTTGCTCAACGCTCATTGCGCCAATGCGGTTTAGGATTTCATAAACTTGCGCTCTTTGTAATGCATCTCCACGCAAGAAATCATCTACGCTAAAGCGGATTTCAGTTCCGTATGGCGTAAAATCTGGCATTGATAATCTTTGTTCAATGCTTGTTAAAATTGAGCGAAGCGAGAAGTCAATTAAAGATTTTCTTTCTGAAACAGAGTTTGAATAGGTCATGCTGGTTGTTTCGGCAGAAATAAAATACGCCGGAATTCCAGCAGCTCTTGCAATTTCTAAAGCAACATATTGTCGGGCTTGATTTAATTGTAATTTTGCAGGATCGAATCCAAGTGCGGTTAATTCAACATCGGCATTTAAGAATGCGGTTGCTCTGGTTGATCTAGCAGTTTTCCAACTCTCAAGTAATCTTGAAATTCTTTCTGGTGTCAAGTTTGTTCCATTTGATTTTAATACCATTGTTGGAACTGGCTCTTTTGCATATAGTTCAGCAGCTTTTTCCAATTCTAATGCTGCGCGAATTGTGCGACCAGCTCTTGACAATACGCCTTCATCAAGTCCGTCGAATCGAATTACACTACCAATTCCTGATCCCGGTGTTAATGTTCCATCTAATAAATAGCCAACAATTTCTGTTGCATTGGCATTTAATTGTGGTGTAATACGATTTGGTGCAACTCTTGTCCATTGACGAACTCTTGCTCCATCTGAAACTGAGTATGCATCTAAAACAATTCCATAACCAACACCATAAAATAAAATATCCTCTGCCAACCATGCATAAACAGCTGATCCAGTAATTCTTGCATCTGGTTGCCAAATTGCTTGAACTGGTTCAACATGTGCGCCAGTAAATTTGTTATATCCTTCTAATGGTAAAGAACCAATTGTTGAGCAAATTATATTTCTTGCTCTTGCTACTGATGGAACTGACATCGCTTGTTCGCGAGTTGCAGTTTGTGCTCCATAAAATAATCCGCCAACAGCTGATTGCAAGTTGTAAGGTGTGTTGGCAGCAGCGACATCCATTTGAACTGTTGGTGTCTGATTTGTCAAAAATCTATCGAATAATCCCATTAGCACATAATATACCATAAATCCAAATTATCCGACTTGTATATCAATTTCCGTTTCTTGTTGTGTCGCAAAATAAGTTGCTAACGCCGAAGCGACAGCTGCACAAACTGCCACTCGACTAGCACGCCTTCCGATGATCCATGACCCATCCCCATAGGGCAGTTTCGCAGCGGAAAGTGTTTGTTGGGTAAGTTCATCTTGCCCACCATGTTGTAATCGATGGGAATTGATTGCGCCCAGCCACCGATCACAACTTTCAGCATATATCGCCCCATCCATATCTGTAATGGGAATTCCAGCAGGAACTAACCGACTTGCGACGGCTTGTGCAGTCCTTTTGGAATAGGCGACAGTCTGAATATTATATTTTCTTACATACGGAGCGATATCGTTTGCAACCGCTAGATCGTTAATCGAATAATCGTTTGACCAAGTGTGAAGCAAAACCAAATTAAATTTTTCGCCCGGTAGTTTTTGTGTTGCTACTAATGCGCCAAACTTTCGATCTGGACTTAAATCTAACCCAAACCAAGTTTCCTTTTCAGGATCTAAAGGTATCGGATCGGTCTGACACAATCCCCACTTTTGAGCATCGATTGCTGAGTTGATTGTATCTACCCATTGTGCCAAAACTTCGGTTCTTACAATATCAGGCGGATCATTAATAACCGCTTTTAAGTTATCTGGATGGATTGTTATTCCAAGTGACGGATTGGCTTGAGCAAATGCCTGCCAGTTCATTTCTCCTGACGGAAGGAGAATTGGCGCATCGGGTTCGGCACTCCACTCAAACCAACCAATCGGATCGTTGGTCGTAGCTGAAACCAACGCCCTCTCACGCAATTTGTTTAGGATTACGGAATGTTGATCTCCTGCTGATGAATAGATCCAAACCTGCGGATTTTTTGCGGCTAACATGGAATAACGCATTGATGACCAAGCATCCTCATCTTTGTATTCACGCAACTCATCAAGATGTATCGTTTCTGGCTTACTCAATCCTCTCGCAGCATTGTTTGCAGCCTTTACAACAAATCGTCTATTGCCAAACAATTCAATTTCCTCCGCGCCATGTTGCCAGCGAATTTTTTTAACTTCCTTTTCAAGTTCTGGATGTTGTTCAATCAATGCCACAATTTGTCGAAATGTTTCAAGTGAAGTTGTAAGCCTGTGAGCTGATGCAAGCTGTAAGCCTTCGCCCCACACAAACATCCCGGTCAAAATGCGCAACATCATGATTGTCGATTTTCCTTGTTGGCGTGCACAAATAAGACCTAGTTCAGAATGCGCCCATCT